CTAGATTACGGCGAAAGCGCGCTCGGATTCTGGAAAATAAAATTAGGTAGAAGTAATAGGTAAGGGAAGAGATGAGAAGAGGTGACGGAGAGAGTAGAAAAGAGAAGAAGGAGATACCTGAAAAGAAAAACCAGATTGGAGCGACTGAAAATAGGAGTGGAGTGGTTTGGGAAGGAAATGCCAGAAAGAATCCTCAGACATGTACTTCTGTGCATCGCGAGCGACCGACATGGCATAAGGACTGTCGAGATTTGTGTACTTGAGCAGTCCCAAGTAGGACTCCCACTTCTCGATTGCAGAAGGGTCGCGGGACTTGAGAATAGCGGTGCGATACCAGAGCCCGTGGGCACTATAGGTGGGAGTGGCACCTCCGAGAAGGAATCCACTAAACTCGATGCGACGAGCGTTCTCATCCTTGAACGCCCACGGCGAGTTGGGGAAAGGCTTGGCGTGACAATAGCGGTCCACAGCAGCATCATCACCATTGATGGCGGCAGTGTCGGCTGAGGTGATCTCACAAACGAGGGAGGTGACCACTGCACGACGAATGGAGTTCAAAATCCAAGTGTACCGGTCACCCGAGTTTTGCATGGTTTTCATCGGCCCATGTTGAGAGAAAGAAGAAACACGGCGCTCGATGTAAGCGTCGATGTACCAGGAAGGGAAGCAAAGTTTCCGCATGACATGGACGTCGAAATTAACCATGGCAGCGTCACAGCCAACGTCCCAACGGGTGACGTCAGAGCCGTACGCTCCGTTGTCGACACGCCAGCGTTTGGAGTACTCATGAATGAACTTGTCCGGGTCCATGCGGCGGTAAAAGAGAAAATTGCCCGGAAAGGCGTCAGGAAGATGATCTTCGAGCCAGAGTGCGAAGGAACTATCGAAGAGAGTTTGGGCGATGTCGTACTCATGTATGAGTTGACCAGGCAAGGCCTCTTTCTTCCCCATTTTCTCCGCCTTCTTGATGACCTGGTTCTTGAGAGAAATCTTGATGGAACTTGGAGTGCGGTCAGGGTCATGCTGGGCAAGTTTCTGCATAACCATGACAGCAGTGCGCTTGGAGAGGTACTCGTCAATAGCCTTGTCAATGTAACCGTCAAAAGATTCAGGTGACCAACGTGGAGGTGTTGGGACAAGCCGGTCAAACTCAGCACACATGTCCTCGCGGCGGTTACGTTTCATATCAGCTAAGTTTTGCTCACGAGTGGCAGACTTAAGGCGTTTTTCCTTGCTCAACTGATAGGTTGGAGTGTCATTGCGTTTGTGGACCTGAGGGTTGACATAGGCATTGTCTTTGAACTGGTCAGTCTGTCCAAACCGTGTGCCGGCCTCGCGGTGCTCCTTAGCCCACGGCTGAAACTCTTCAACCAGAATGTCATTAGGAGGAGTGGCAGAAGGCTTGTCAGAAGCAGGAATGACGTCGGCAGCAGTGTTGTCGGAAACAAAAATCTCGTTAGTGGCGGCGATGACGGTTTGGAAAGCGGAAGCGTCAACAGAGGCTCCAATACTGGCAAACCAGACGAGCTTAGGCATGGACCAGTGAAGGTGACGGTAAAATGTGGCCTTGACAAGAGCAGACGGTGCCAAGAGAGAACCAACATTACTGGCACGCATTTCGTAGACCAGAGCGTTCATTAGATCACTCCCAGTTGGAGGGGCTTTGATAGTGCTGGCAGGATCAGCGGCGGCCATACGGATGTAGGTCCCGACTTTGCTGCGAGTCAGAGCAACATAAGCTGTGCGATCCATAACGGCACCCTCGAGACCGGTCATGTCGACCTCGCACGGCATGTTGTAGTCTTCCCCTTGAACGGTTTGGAAAGTCTCTGCATGGCGACCAGCAGCATCAAGCACGTTCACATAGCGCGGAGAGGCTGTGCAAACGGGAATGCCGACCTTAGGGCCAACGCTGTGGGTGATGAAACCGGGGACAGTTGACGTGGTGTAGATGCCGAGAGTGTTACAGATAAGCTGGAAAAGACGGTGGGATAATGTGGCGTACTTTGTTGTGTGCTGAGCAATGGTGGCAATGGCACTGGGGTCATGCTTGCTTTGAGTGCCGGCAACTTGGAACGACCGGTGTCCTTGTGCTGGATCACCGTTGATAACAACGTGAGTGACCAAAGGGTTAGTCAGGATTACCAAGTCAAGAAGACCGCCCCAGACTTGGCCAGCATCGTCAAAGATGATGATACCGGAAGAGGGCTCGAGAATGATGTTTGTGAGGGTGGGAAAATTGAAACCACGCATTTCTGGAAAGTCGAGCTTTTCCTTAGCCTCAGCTCGCAGACTCTCCGTATGGCACACCACTCGGGCATTTGCCCTCTCCTCGGGGGTGAGATTGCGCAAGAACTCCGTGGTGGCGACAGTCTTGCCAGAACCTGCCACACCAAGGTACGCAGTGATAGGAACGGAGACGGTTTTCCCAGACAGGCGGTAAGAATCAATGATGGCGTCAAGTGCCTTGGAGATGTCGGCGGCAGCTGCGGTGCCGAGTTCTCCAGGATTGGACCTGAGATCGGAAGCGAGTCTGGCAGCACGCTGCACGTCTGCAGTGTACGACAGTTCTTCAGCCTCAAGAGGGACACAAGGAAGAGTAAATCCAAGGTAGTCCTTGACGGCAGTTTCCAGCTCTCGACGGAGTTCAATGTAGCGAGCGGGTTTTGGGGGCTCGTTGTTTCTAGCACGATTATCGACATGCTGTGAGCGAGTGGGACGTGTGGGTTGGGCTCCGACTTTGATTTCAGCAAGGTGGTCTTCGAGGGCTGCGTAGCGACCGCGCGCGAGAGCGGAGACAACCTTGCGTCCATACTGGGAAAAGCGTGCAGCCACACGACCAAAAGTAGTGGCAGGTTTAAAATCGTGGAACGGTGAGGGTTCGGAAGAAGCAGCGATGGGCATTGCGTTGATAGAAGGGCCATAATCAATCAAGGCAGGGAACGGCGCAGCAAGGTTCGGGTTGACTGCAAAGCCATCAGGGTCACCTGGGTCAAGTGGGACAGCA